TACGTCCATCAGGGTTTGATAAAGGCATGACCTTGCGTGATTACTTTGCAAGTAAGGTATTGCAGGGAGTCATGTCGAGTGTAGAGATGGGCATCGTATTTTCTAAAGGCGATAAACCACCCTCAGATGAAATTGTTGAATCTTGCTACGCAATGGCAGACGCAATGATGAAAGCGAGAACAGATGGACTATGACGTTCTATACCTTTGCGCTAAGAGCAAAGAGAACCTCTCAAAGTACAGGCGGTACATCAAACCGCATGTAGTTATGAAAGAAACCAACACCATCCTTGACGGGATGGACAAGTACTACAAAACATTTCCCTCAGTTACAGACTTTGCTTGGGACTCATTCACTGCGTTCCTAATAGCAGATCAGAGTAAGCGTCTTACAGACGACTCCATTGTGAAGCTACGCATGATGCTTACTAAAGCAAAAGCGTTTGTTCCACACCATGCACACGAAGAAGTTGTCAAGACTCTCATTGAGCTAGACTACTTGGCTTTGATTATGGAGGAGTGTGAGAAAGTTAAGGAAGGCTCTAGTGACTTAGAGCATGTACACATACTAGCAACCAACGCACTCAAAGATGTGGAGAGATACATTGAAAAAGATGAACTGTTTGTTAGTGCTGATCTCAGTGCTATTGCTGATCGTATTACTAGTAGTGGATATGAGTGGAGACTCGATGCGCTCAATCGCTCTCTTGGTCCTCTCCGCACAGGTAACTTTGTTATTGTTGCAGCGAGAGTAGAGGTTGGTAAGACTACATTCCTAGCGAGTGAGGTCAGCTACCTTGCACAGCAGTTACCGAAGGACAGACCAGTTGTGTGGGTCAACAACGAAGAGGAATCATCAGTTGTGTTCTTCAGGATTGTTCAAGCAGCACTAGGGATAGAAAGCAAAACAATCATTGCTGACTCCAAGAAAGCAATGGTTGACTACGCAGCATTGATGGGTGACAACAAAGACAAGATCCGTGTTACTAAGGACATGAACAACGTACGTGACCTTGAGACATTGTTCAGAGAAGTTAACCCAGGACTGATCATCTTTGATCAGCTCGACAAGGTTGATGGCTTCAAGTCAGACGAACGTGAGGATCTTAAGCTGGGCAAGATATACAAGTGGGCAAGAGAACTTGCAAGATCGTATGGTCCAGTTATTGCAGCATCACAGTTGTCTGCATCAGCAGTAGAAATGAAAGACCCACCATTCATAGGCTTGGATGCACTGCGTGGCTCCAAGACTGACAAGCCAGGTGAAGCAGACGTAGTGATAACAATCGGCAAGTACAAAGAACCAAAGAGTCCCGAAGAAGAAATGATACGTACCATCAATGTTCCTAAGAACAAACTACCAGGAGGAGGAAGCAAACAAGTCGAGTCAGATAGACACGGACAATTTCTAGTAACCATCGACCCCATCAGGGCTAGATACGAGTAACCTTTTAAGAAAGCTTTTGGAAAACCATGACCAAAACATTTGTAGCTATTGACGTTGAGACAACGCTCAATGGTGATGATGACGTAGGACTAGCTCATCCTATGCACCCAGACAACAGAGCTATAGCCTTTGGGCTATGTGGCAGCGGTGATGTAACCAATACATTCACTACGTATGACCAGGATAAGTTTGAGTACTTACTACGAGTACAAAGACCAGATGCTTTTATCTGTGGACACAACTTGTCTTTTGATTTGATGTATCTCTACAAGACTAGCACTGACCTACAGTATGAACTACAAAGACGTAAGATTTGGGATACACAGTTAGCAGAGTACATCTTAAGTGCTCAGCAAACTAAGTTCTCAAGTCTTGATGAGTTGTCAACCAAGTATGGCTTGCCTATCAAAGATGATGGGATCAAGAAATACTTTCAGGCAGGGCTTGGCTCTGACAAGATTCCACCTGAAGAACTAATCCCATACCTAGAGCAAGATGTTCAGAACACTGTGCAGATTGCAATGATGCAATACAAACGAGCGATAGAACAAGATCAGCTACCACTCATACTCTCTCAGATGGAAGCACTCCATGCAACAACAGAGATGCAGTTCAATGGCTTGCACATTGACAAAGCAAACCTTGATGAGTACACAGTAGAAGTAGTCAACATGTATGTTGAATGCAAACTTGACTTGGAAGAGTTGTCTATCAAACATGCAATCGAAGACATCAACAGTCCTAAGCAGTGGTCACAGTTTTTCTTTGGAGGCAAGAAGAAGATACGTGTGAAAGAAGAAGTGGGTCTATACAAGAATGGCAAGACGAAGTACAAGCTCATGGATAAAACCATAGATGTAAAGCCATTCATCAGGTATACACCAGACCCAGACAAAGTGTCTGCTAAGACAGGACAGATCTCGGTAGATGACTCTGTGTTGAATGACATGCTCAAGCATACGTTCGATCCAGAAGCCATCAAGATCATTGAGAAACTACTGGAGTATCGTGAGCTATCAAAGCAGCTCTCAACCTATGTACAAGGGCTTAGCAAGCACGTTATAGGTGACTTCATACATGGTAAGTTGAATCACACAGCAACTGTCACAGGTCGCTTGTCATCAACCAATCCTAATTTACAAAACATCAGCAACAACCCTATCAAACAAATCTTTAATTCAAGGTTTAATGATGGTGTGATTGTCGAGGTTGACTTCAATCAACTAGAAGTTGTAGCTCTAGCTCATGTTACTAGAGACAAACAACTCATCAAGGATATATCAGGTGGCATTGATATACACAGTGCTTTATATGAAGGTATGTTTGGTAGACCACCAACAAAGGAGGAACGTAAACCATTCAAGGCAAGAACATTTCAATTGATCTATGGTGCTGGTGCTAAAGCCATTGCCAAGCAAGCAGGGTGTAGCCTAGATGAAGCTAAGAAATTTGTAGATGTGTTCTATACACGCTATCCCCAGGTAGGAGAGTGGCACACAAAGTTTGCAGAAGAGGTAGAAAGCAAGTCTACATACGAACTAGATGATGATGGATTCCGAGAGAAAGTAAAGACGTTTGTTTTAAACACTGAGACAGGACGTAAGTTTTTGTTTAAGGAATATTTCAACGAGAGTAGTTGGTCTAGTAGAACCTACAATTTCAGTCCAACTGAATTGAAGAACTACCCGATCCAAGGTCTAGCAACTGGCGATATTGTCCCAATGATGTTGGGAGTTATTTTCAGATGTATAGAAGGCAGAGATAACGTGAAGATGGTTAACACTATTCACGACTCTATTATGTTTGATGTCCAAGGCGATGCTGCGGATGGTTTTATAAAGGAGGTAACAGGAATACTCAAAGACACGCACAAGTACTTTGAGGAAAGATTTAAAGTGCCGTTGGCTCTGAAGCTCAATGCAGGAGCATCAATCGGTAAAAATTGGTTTGATATGAAAGAACTTTGAAATGACAATGATGACAGGCATCGTAGAGGCTATCTCTACAAAAGACGTAAATACTAAGTTTGGTAGCAAGCCTACTTATTCTCTTAAGGTTAATGGCACATGGGTTAAATGTGGCTTTAAGAACCCTAACGCAGGTGCTGGAGATGAAGTAGAGTTTGATGGCAACACAGGTACTTATGGTCTTGAAACCAAAGAAGTAAACATTCTTCGTAAAGGAGCTGGAACACCAGCACCAGCTGCTACTAGTAACACTGCGGTAGCAGTGACTAGAACAACAGGTAGCGGCTACGCAGCTAAGGTGTTTCCAATCCCTCCTCTACATGGAGATCGTGCAATTGTTCGTCAGAACGCACTAGCTCGTGCTACTGACATCTACATTGCTGCTCGTGGTGGCAAGCCTTTTGAGTTAGAAGGAAGCAATCTTGACTTTGTTATTTCTCTTGCACGTAAGTTTGAAGCTTACACAGCAGGTGATTTAGACTTAGCAGAAGCTGAAGCAGAATCTGCCGTTGAGTGATCTTAGGGGGCGTAGCAATACGCTCCCATTTTTTTAGAAAGATATAAATGAGAGCACTAATTGACGGAGATATTGTTGTCTATCGTGGAGCAGCATCAGCCAACGAAGACGAACAATGGATAGCCCAAGCTAGGTCTGATCAAATGATCCAAGATATCTTGGCTGACACAGGAGCAACATCCTACAGCGTTTACCTAACAGGCAGCGGTAACTTTCGTAGAGACATAGCACCTAGCTACAAAGCTAACAGACCAGATGAGCGACCAATACACTGGCAAGCAGTACGGGAGTTCCTAGTAACACAGCACAAAGCAATCATCTGCAACGGCTACGAAGCAGACGATGAGATGGGCATACAACAAGACAAGGAAGGTGGAACAACAGTCATCTGTAGCATAGACAAAGACTTATTACAGATCCCAGGTAAGCATTACAACTTTGTAAAGAAAGTCTTTCAGGAGGTAACTCCAGATCAAGGCTTAAAGTTCTTGTACATGCAGAGCCTTATAGGAGATCGCAGTGACAACATCATTGGCGTAGCTGGCATTGGTCCAGTAAAGGCAGAGCGAGCACTAGACGAGCTGTTGCCTGAAGAGTGGTACGACAAGTGCCGTGAACTCTATAGCGATGATGAACGCTTTCACCTCAACATGAAACTGCTATACATATGGCAGAAACCCAACGACAGTTGGGAACCACCAATCACACAGGAACAACATGATTAAAGACGTAAACATGCAGCACATGACTATGCGAGAGTATGTCGCTGTAGCAATGCTCAGTGAGCTAGGCAGCAAAGATGCTGTCTTAAAACTAATTAGTGAGGGAGACATAACTTCAGTTAATGTCATAGAGACTTCCTTTGCATGGGCAGATAACTTTATGAAGGTACGTGAAGAAAGACTCAATGCCAAGACCTAAACGACACAACCCAGCAGGGTATCGCAGCGGCTTAGAGTCTAGATTCCAAGCAGCTTGCGAAGCAAAGGGATGGAAGCTAGGGTACGAACAAGACAAGATCAAGTACGTTATCCCATCAAGCAACCATACCTATACACCTGACTTCACTGTTACTAATAACGTCTACATAGAAACCAAAGGTCTATGGACTGGATCAGACAGGAAGAAGGCTGTGCTTATCAAGCAGCAGCACCCTGACATCACCATCCTCTATGTGCTACAGCGCAACCAAGGACTGTCTAAGAAGAGTAGCACCACCTACCTAGACTGGGCAGCTAAACATGAACTAGATGCTTGTCTGTTCTCAGACACAGCACATTGGCAAGACTACATAATAAGGAACTTATGATTGAACTAACTGTATTAGAAGCTACATTGATAGCATTGAACTTAGGCTTGGCTTACTTCAACTACCAACTAAATGCTGAACTCAAGAAACACAGCACTGCTATGGCAGTGATGCTGTATGGTATCCACAAAGGCAAGATAAAGATTGTGGATGTTGGTGATGGATTTAAATTGGAGTCGTTATGAAAATCTCACTAGAAGAAGTAAATAAAAACAAAGAAATAATCAATGAGGTTAAAACTCGTTGGCAAAAGCATGAGAAGAACATGAACATAAAGTCTCCCCTGGAGTACTTAGATGAAATCAAAGCAACTACTGAAGTCTCTTTTGAGGTAGCTGCGTTTCCCCATGACAGTGCTTTTGATAGAGAAGTCTATAAGACTGGAGAT